CAACAAGTCAAGAAAAAACTTCATGCAGAAGAAAGAAAAATCTTAAAAGAAGTGAAAAGATGGTACGGCATTGAGCCAGATCTTTGGGCGGCACAGTCTTTGTCACAAGTTTTTGATAGAGCCGGTTTAGATTATCCAAGAACCCCTAAGACTAAGGCTCCTAGTTTTGTGGCAGACTGGTTAGAAAGCCATGACCATAAACTGCCTCTAGCTATAGCAAAAGCCAGAAAATTCAACAAGGCTCGTACTACCTTTGTCGATAAAATGATACTAGAACATTTAGTAGACGGCAGAATACATGGAGAATTGCATCCTTTAAGATCAGATAACGGAGGCACAGTAACTGGAAGATTTAGTTGCAGTAACCCAAACTTACAACAAGTACCAGCGCGAGACCCGGTAATTGGTGGGTTAATTAGAAGTCTCTTTATACCAGAAGAAGGTCATCATTGGGGCTGTTTTGATTATTCCCAGCAAGAGCCTCGTCTAACTGTGCACTACGCCGTACTCACACAACAAGAAGGCGCAGAAGAAGCCGCGATAGAGTATAGAGATGACGACGCAGATTTCCACCAAATCGTAGCTGATATGGCCAATATCAGTCGTAAGGAAGCTAAGACAATTAATCTAGGACTTAGCTACGGTATGGGTAAAGAAAAACTTACCCAGCAGCTAGGGATTAGTACAGAAGAGGCTGAACTGCTTTTTGAACAATATCATAAAAGAGTTCCCTTTATCCGTGGTCTAAGAGATTCTGCCTCTCGTCTGGGGGCTAATAGAGGTTTTGTTAAAACAATTTTAGGTCGTAAGTGTAGGTTTAATTTATACGAACCGTTCGACCGTAGAGAAATACCCTACCCTCTTGAAAGAGCCATGGAAGAATATGGCGGTCGGCTAAAACGAGCTTATACCTATAAAGCAATGAATAGATTAATACAAGGCTCAGCGGCAGACATGACTAAGAAAGCTATGCTAGAACTACATAGTGAAGGCATGAATGCCCATACACAAGTTCATGATGAATTGAATATCTCTATTAAAGACAAGAAAGAATGCGAAAAAGTGATTGAAATAATGAGAGATTGCGTAAAGCTAAAAGTTCCCAATAAAGTAGACGCCGAAATAGGTCCAAATTGGGGGAAAGTTATATCGCACATGGAGTATTTTAATGAGAATCACTGAGCTCAAAAAGGTGTACTTTAAAATATACATGACATACACCAATAGCTATGCCACACTTGAAGAAGTAGGTAGAAAGTACAATATCTCTAAGCAGCGGGTTTGGCAGATTGTGAGATACAGTAAGTTAGGAAACGGTGACTATTACAAAGGACTAAAATCCTACAATGAAACACGTAAAAGCTATGAAAAAGAATATAGGGAGGCTGACATTAAAACGATAAACGCCCTCATGAGGGATTGGCTAAAACTTAAAAACATAAGGTTGATAAAAACAAAATAATGGGAAAAATTAATTCAAGAAGTAAAGGGGCTGCGTTTGAAAGAGAAGTAGCAAAACACATCAATGATTTTTTTGAAGAAATTGACTTTGACTACAAGGTCAAAAGAAACCTAGAGCAATACCAAGAAAAAGATCTAGGTGATTTAGAAATACCCCATCACAGCATAGAATGTAAACGCTATGCTAAAGGAAATTGGTATAAGGAAGATTGGTGGCAACAAGTGTGTGAATCTTCTGGCCCAAATAAGATTCCTGTCTTAATATGGAAGTATAATCGCCAACCAATCAGGGTTTGTATGCCTTTGTGGGCTATAGACTATAACGACACCCGAACAGACTTGAGTTATTGTAAGGGAGATAACACTATAACCATGGTTATGACTCTAGATAATTGGTTACATCATGTGCTTGCCTATAATCTTTAAGATTATCCTATACGTTGTTATAGTTAGTTACTTATAATAAATAGGTACTTATAAAAGAAAGGAGAAAAACTATGGCACATGCTGTAGAAACAATGGCTTATGCTGGGGAAGTTCCTTGGCATGGGTTGGGTGTACAGGTTAAAGATAACCTTACACCACAAGAAATGCTGGTTGCTGCTGAACTTGATTGGACAGTGAGTAAAAGGCATTTATTTACACACGCCGAACCGGACATAGATGACTCTGATGACCTCATAGGTGTAGAAGGGTATTCTGTATTAGTCCGCGACAGCGATAACAAAACCTTTGGTCCATGTGGCCCAAGGTTTATACCTAGCCAAAACGCCGACGCCTTTGGATTCTTTAAGAAGTTTACCGAAGCAGGACACATGAAAATGGAGACTGCGGGATCCTTAAAAGGTGGAGAACAGGTCTGGGGACTAGCCAACATCAGTGAGGATTTTACACTCCCTGGAGATGACCGAGTCCTCGGTTATTTATTAGTGAGTATATCGCATATGTGGGGTAAGTCCAACGAGATTAGGTTTACGCCTATTCGTGTGGTTTGTAACAATACCTTGACTATGGCTCTGTCTAATAAGTCATCTGGTGGATTTAGAATGCCGCATGTACGGGCGCTAGATACTGAGGTATATATGGCTGCTGAAGAAGCTCTCGGGTTGGCTAGTGATAGAATGAGCGAGTTTAAAGAAGCCGCTGAGTTTTTGAGCTCGAAGAAGTTTGACAAAACTTCTGTCGTCACTTATATAGCTGACCTATTTCAACCTGAACTATTAGTAGCGCAGGAAGAAATAGAAAAGATGAGCGATACGCGAATGATAGCCACTCGTCAGTCAATGGTAGATGAGTTTAAGCGTATACCTAGTATGGTCCATCAAGCGGTAGAAGAGCAACCCGGAGCGAACCTTAAATCGTCTAAAGGTACGTGGTGGGGAGCTATGAATGCTGTTACCTTTGTGGTTGATCATAAGTGGGGTCATGACCGGGACGCATCGTTACACAATGCGTGGTTCGGGGGTCGTGCTTCACTTAAGAAAAAGGCAATGACTCAAGCTATTGAATACGCAAAAGCAGCATAAAATAGATTAGTAGTAGGTCAGTTAGAGTGCGCAACCACCGCTCTAACTGACCGAACCTAAATAAAGGAGAAAAAAGAATGAGTTACGAGTTTATTACTTTTGTGAACAATACTCCTGACGGCATAGACTGGAGAAGAATAGTAATTACTTCAGAATTTGAAATTAAGGATCTAAAGGGCGGGTCTGCCCACATGGGAAATCCAAAAGAGTATGCCTGTCCTCATTGGCTTTCTCTTAAAAAGGCTACGGAAATTTGGAAGTTACATACAGGTAAAACAAAAGAATTTAAAACCAAAGAAGAAGCTAGATCGATTTTTTGGGAGTACTTTAGAAAAAAGGCAGTAAAACCTACTCGTAAGGATTATTCTTCATATAGCCTTGGTGAACCTTCTGTAAAAGTATCCAAGCCACAAAAAGTATCCAAGCCACGAAATAAAATGCATCTCAATGGAACTGAAAAGATAGGCTACACAGGAAAGCAACCTAGATCGAAAAAGAATCTTAATAGATTGCGAAAATTCTACACTGGAAATCTATCAGTCTCTACAATCTGCCAAGACCCCCAGATTTCAATGGCAGATATTAAATACGATATACGTCAAGGGTATGCTAAAATTGTGGGCTAATTACAGCCCTTCTTAGCATACTTCTTATAACCCGGTAGCCTAGTATCAAGTTACTAAGAAAAATTAGTGGACCTTAAATGGAAACTCCTCCAACGCCACCCTATCTAGTTAAAAACTTTCTATTAACTATAAAAGCGGAGTGGATGCTAAATAAAATGACTCTAGAATTTACGAAAGATGCTATGGAGAGTCTACAAGAATTTCAGGTAAGTATGGGTCAAGCAGACATAAAGAATCACCTTCAGGACTATGTCACTAACCACGGTCATGATATATATTCTGTCCCTTTATTTACTGATGAGTTTTGCACTACTATGTTAGATGAAATAGAAAACATGAAGGCTCACTTTGGTTTCAATCCCAACGAAAACGAAGATCAGTTAAGACAGATACCTGAAATAATATTGCACGAAAAATGCCCCGAACTATTCAACTCAATGCTTGGGGTAGTTCTTAATGTCATGAACCCTATCTTTATGTCCGTGTGGCAAAGATATTCTCATGCTGCTAGCACTATACAAATTGCGAACTATAACATAAGGGATAAGAAACAAGGTGCCTGGCACCACGACCAAACCGCAGATATAAGTATGGTTGTTCCTTTAAATACAGGTAGTTACGAAGGTGGAGGAACTGAGTTTCATGGTCGTACGATTGTGGAACCGCTACCGAATGGTCATGCTTTATTTTTCCCGAGCTTTACGCACATGCACCGTGGCCTACCGGTGAAGGGAAATAAAGACCGATACTTGTTAGTATTTTGGTTGTATGGAGGATCAGCTGAAAATTAACAAAATAACCATCTTCCTTTACTCTAAGGTAAAGGTATAATACCCTAGCTATACCTAAATAAAGTAATAGCTGGAGAAAAAAATGGCTCAATTAAAAGTGGACAAACATATCCCCATACCCAAGAAAGGAAAAAGAGCGTTTTGGTCAAAGTTTGCAGAGGTGGTCCTCTCTATGGAGGTGGGGGATTCTGTTTTGACGGCTAATAAACATGACGCCGCAGCTTTGCGTAATTGTATTACGCGTCACCTCGGGAAAAAGTCCCTTCAAAGACAAGAAGGTCGCCAAGGAGAAGGGGGTATTAGAGTGTGGGTTTCTGATGAGAATGTTTAAATCCAGGAGTTAAAGTAATGAAAGTATCTTCAATTGAAGAAGGGTATCCTATTCCCCCTTCTGTTCCTCGCAATAATAAATACAACTTACATTTAATGGAAGTTGGTCAGTGTTTTACTGTAGAAGAATGGGACTCTACAGGTATACAGCGTATAAGAGTTGCGGTTAGTAACTACGCTAAAAGGAATAACAAGAAATTTGTCACTCGTAAGATAATAGAAGAAAACGGAGACTGGAAACTTCGAGTTTGGAGGAAGGCGTGAGTAAGAAAAAACTCACCCCCAAGCAAGAAAAGTTTGCTCAGAATGTAGCCAAAGGTATGAGAAAAGTAGATGCAGCAAAAGCTGCCGGGTACAGTAAGAAAAATGCTGCGCGTGCTGGAACCGTTCTCACTGGCAAAACTAACCCAAACGTACAGAATCGTATTCAAGAATTACAAACTCGTGCCGCCGATAAAGTAAACCTCACTCTAGGCACTCATCTAGTAGACCTAAAAGACATACGAGATGGGGCTGTGCGTAATGGGGCTTGGTCGGCGGCGGTAAGTGCAGAAGTTGCACGTGGAAAAGCTGCAGGACTCTATGTGAATCGTAGTGAATTGACCGTGAACCGTGTTGACACTATGTCCAAGGATGAAGTTCTCACAAGGATGAAGGAACTTTACTACGAAACAGGAGGTATCCTACCTGCAGGAAAAATTATAGAGGGAGAATATGAAGAACATTGAATTCAAATACAATAATAACCACACCTACAAAATAAATTTTCTTGTATGGTATGAGTTAAATTCCAAAGAAAAACAAGCATTCGGAGAAGAACCCTACTCCAAAGAAGAAGCCAGAAAAGTATTTGACGATATATACGAACCTAAGTTGGCTCATACAATCAGGCTGAATAAACAAGGAATATTAGAGGATGTTTTGATTGAGGAGTAAAGAAGAACCGCAAGAGTCCTAGCGATTGAAAACCATCAAAGGTAAAGTTAAGCCCCTAGTAAATAAGGTTTAGGAGAAAACTATGCCAAATCACTGTTTTAATCAAATAATTATTGAATCTTCGTTAGACGATGTGGAAAATATTCTAGATTTTCTTCGTAACGAAAATACAAATACTATGTTTGATTTCAATAAGTTAGTACCCATGCCCCAACCATTAGAGGATTTACAGTACGTGGAAATAGAAGGAGAGCGTTGCTACTACTCTCTTGAAAAGTGGGGTAAAGAATTAAACGGAGCCGAGAACCATATTCTTTCATTCCCTGGTCGGGAGTGGCTGATGAAGAATAAGACTGACTCTTTCACTATCCTACGTTTAGAAAGAGAACACGGTACGGCCAGCTGGTATGAGTGGTGTTGTGCTCATTGGGGGACTAAATGGAATGCTTATGATGTAGAGTATAAAATTGGACCTCTCCCCGGCCCCACTACTATAAAAAACGGTAAGCAACTTACCTATAACCTCAAGACCGCTTGGTCAGAGCCTAGACCTATCATTCGTGCGTTGATGGGTCATTTATCTGGTCCTGGGTTTCATCGTGAGTTAGAAATGCGGTGGCGCTTTCACGAAGAAGCAGATAACTTTAGTGGTGAGCTAAGTTTAGACAACTATGAGGAGACCGAGGATCCCCCTATAATTCACTAGGATTACCTAGAATAATTGGATCAATTATTTACTTTACTTTACCCGCACGTTATTATTAACTGGTACGGTTAAGTAATTATCGAAGATAAGAAAGGAGAAAAGGTATGGCAAAAGCAAATAAAGTGAGGAGTATAGGCTCCTCTAAAAAGGCTAAGAGCACTGTTAGCAAAAAGGAATCCGCAAAACAGGCTCCTTCGGCTAAACGCCCTTTGGCAAAAATTGCTAAAGAAGCAGCCGAGAAAGTCGTAAGTGCTCGGGGTTTGGATCTTGACGCTATTTTAAAGAATAATGCAGATAAAATAGCTCGAGCAACCCATAACCAAGAGCGGCATGAAGACATGGATGGGCTAACCGTGAGAGATGCGCTGGCTTCCCGTAGGGTGGATGCTCGCGATATTCGCTACGATCTCGCGAAGGGCTTTATGACTTTAACGTCATAATTTTGGGGGGTGTGGTCAGTGATGATTGCACTCCTGTGGTCAGTGATGATTGCACTCCTCTTTTTTGCCCGGAGCAACGGAACCCAAAACAGCCTCACCGGGATAATGCTTGAGGCTTGACAATCGGGAAACAGCGAGCCCGAAATTCGGAGAGGTCGAGTACGGCCCCGGATAACCGATTGTCACCTTTTAAGGAAGAGACTATAAAGATAAGAAGAAAATTTTTCTATGAGCGTCAATCTTCTGGTCGTTTTCGTCTATATCGGATAGGGAAACAAGGAAGTCCATTCTTAGTAGATGGCACTAAAAATCCATTCAGGATTTTTCTTTGGACAGTTTTATACGCGGAATTACCCCAAAAACCCTTAGATTATTAGGATTATTCCTAGGGAAAATAACCCATCACTTATAAAATAGCTAACGTTATAAATAAATAAGTATAGGGGGAAGAAAAATGACTAGAAAAATGAAAAATTACGGCATGACTGACGCCAGTTACGCTATTGGTGTTAAAGCGGAGGACGTTTGCAGTAACCTTGCAAGAATTCGCGGAGTGCTCGAAAAGGAATTAGGGAGAGACGTCGGTATAACTAATACCTTACGATCGTGTATAGCGGCTTGGTATGACACTCATAGTGTGACACCTGTTTCGGTTACTGACCATGACGTTGACAGTAAGCTGCTTGCAAGGTACGAGAAGTACGGCATCAGTATAATACAAGCTCGACGTGTTGGACCCAGTCGTTCCAGGAGGGGGAGTAATGGCTAAAGAAGTGCATAAATGCATACTTTGCTCAGGGAATATTGAACACAAGAAGACTCCCAAAGGGGACATTTATTGGACTACCGGTAATAATGCGCAACCCGTGGCCGAAGGCCAATGTTGCGATACCTGTAACTCGACTGTAGTTATCCCCACTCGATTGTCTCTTATGACGGTCGAAACTAACTAACTACAGTACGCTGCTGCGGTTTTTACCTAGTTTTTCCGCAGAGGAGTGGGGTGTAATGCCCGCGACTCCACTTTTTTATTGTTACATGCAAGGAGTTGTGTACGGAAAGGCTCGTTTGAAGGTCATGGTAACCACCTTCATTCAGGAAACTCCATCACGGCGTGGTAGGGCACGCCGGTAATCGCTCCAGTGGAGGAAATGCTCCAGGTACACAACTCCTTACATGTAATAAAAGGAGAAGTTTAATGAAAGTTAAAAGTGAAAAAGAAATGCGCTAATGGAAACAGAATCTCTTCCTAAATGGGAAAAAACCGCTAGCGCATTAGAAAAGAAACTAACTAGAAAACAAAAAGTGGAACATTGGCTTAAATGATAAAAGGTTTTACCTGTGGTTGTTTTGATTTGTTACATGCTGGTCATATAGTGATGTTAAAAGAAACAAAAGAAAATTGTGATTATTTAATTGTAGGTTTACAAACAGATCCATCAATTGACAGAAAAGAAAAGAATCCACCTGTCCAATCAGTTTACGAAAGGTTTGTTCAACTAAACGCAGTTAAATACGTTGATGAGATAATACCCTACGACACTGAAGAAAGCCTTATAGATCTGTTAGAGTCTACACCCATTGATATCAGGTTTGTGGGTGAAGATTATACAAATATAAGTTTTACAGGTGAAGGTCTACACGAGATTTTCTATACAAGTAGGAAACATTCATTTAGCACAAGTGATTTAAGGAGAAGAGTGTCCAATGATGACAACTAAAAAGAAAGAAAATATAATGAAAGACGAACAAAATGCAGTCTTGAGTATCGATTTGATGAAACGAGAAAGAGAACTGGAAACTAAACGAAAAGAACTTGAGTCTTCATTAGCGGAAGTTTCAAAAGAAGAAAAGGCGGTTAAAAAACGACTTCAACAGCTTGACTAATGTAAAAATTCCTTATAGATTAATAACATATATGCTAGGGAAGGACCGCCTTCTACCTTATTATTAGGGTACGTTAAAGTTAGCAAGGTAGGGGGAGAAATGAGCAAGCAAAATTATCTGATGAAAATAGATGAGCTAGCCACTCATCAACGCGAGTACCTGCGACAAAATATAGGACGAGCAGAACTCGAGCACATAGATCATCTCATATATAACTATGAACTAAACTTTAGTGACTGTCGAGAGCATAACCGCATACTCAGAGATAAGATTAATGGAGCATTAGATATCTTGAATGAGATTGCAGAAGTTAAGGCTCATCCTGAAGATTGGTACTGAGGTTTTTGCTATGTCCGATCAAGTGCTTTGCCTTAATCGTAGGGAACTAGAGATATTGGCCCACTCGTTAAAATATGCGGGTTATGCGCATACCAGTCTAGAACAACAAAAGCTAGAAAAGAAGCTAAATCTAATCATCGCTGATCTTGACATGGACGAGTACTTAGACACTATTCCTGTAGTTAATGGGGAAGTAATAGATAACAAATAACGGAGAAACAAATGGTAAACTTTGAAGAATATCCACGTGAGTATGCACTACAACTGGTCGAGGAGGGGACAGTGACCAGTCATCATGTGCTGTGCTGTGCTCTTAAATATATGTCATACGACGATGTGCGAGATATGTTGGACTCAAATGAGCTCTCTCCTCGCTTTCTTCCACGACTACGCAAAGTCTTTCAGTATGACTATATAGAATACTAACATATGTCCTAGGGAAGGAATTTATTCTTACTTATAATATATAGGTAAGGTAAATAGTGGGGAATTAAGGGGTGTAACAATGAATGTATTTGAATGGACAAAAAGGTTAGGTCAGCAACACTGGAGCCGCCCTAATTCAGGTGTAACTCTTTGTGGTAAACCTATGCTGGGGAATAATCACGCAATTGGTCTCGCAAAGGAGGATAAAGTTCCTTGTGATAAATGTGCGGAATCTGTTACTGTGTTAGCAGCTCTAGATAGCTTTGGTCGTGAGAGAGCTGTGTTAAAAGAACCTCCTTCAGTACTTATATGGTGACCACAGATGACTAATAAATTAGTAAGTACCTATGGAATTATTGTCGACGGATGGGAGATAATACCCAGCGATGCCAAAGAAGGTTTATTCATGGAAGAAATGTGGGTAGAGGAGGAAGATTACTCCCTATATAATAAGGAACAGCAAATTATTCACGATATGCTTAAACTATTTATTCCTGGAGAATACGGTTATTACTTTAGTGAAATAGGATTTCACGAGCATGGCGAGCCTGAAGATATACCTGAATTTACTTATGATAAATGGAAGAGAGTTTACCGTACTCCTCTTGATTTTTACCATAAGTCTGGTGGATATAACATCATAACAACTACGTCAACCGAAGACTATACTTACTATGCCATTAGTCTACATGGCAGTAGCTTTGCTTCTGCTGATACGCAGTTTGTGAGGGTCGCTAAATGAATAATAGGAGTTGTCCTAGGGAAGGACTAACTTCTACCTTATTATATAGGGGTACGGTAAATAAATAGTGGGGAACTAAACTATGAAAACAAAACACCAACCCAAGCAAAGTAAAACAACCTTTGAAGACTACTTGTCCAAGCGTATAAGTGGTCAACGGGGGTATACGTCCGATACAATTTTGGACTGGGATGAAAGAACGGGGGCTGCAAACTGGCTTACGCTCTATTACAACGGCTCCGGTGTACATATCGGCACGTGGACTAACGGGGAGTGTTGGGTTTATGAATAAATTTGATCTAATAAGAATTATTGAGGACCATGGGGGTCCCAATAAAAAGTTACGAGAAATCATGGAGCACTCTGAGGATTATGGTGAGTGCTTTAATGTTAAATTGGTGAAAGACGACATCTATAAGAAGTATCATGGTGGAAGTGGCTGGTTTGTCGGAGATGGCCCTGACTATACTGGCAGTTTAGGCTTTGCCATAGAGAAACTGTACAACGTTGAACTCGACTTCGATGGAGGATTATGGTAACAATAACTGCAATTGTCCTAGGGAAGGACTAACTTCTACCTTACTATAGGGGTACGGTAAATAAGTAGTGGGGAGAAAGAAATGGTTAGTAAGGAAGATATACTTAGAAACAACGGCTTATCCGAGTTTCTAGAAGATTCGGATAAGAAAGAAGACTCAGAAACTCAAAGGGTACTTGCGGTATTAAAACCTATATTAAGTCATCTCAGCAATCATGTCAAAATAGGCTATCATTTCAGTGAGTGTGAAGGGCATGATGAGAAACATCTTGAAGAGTTACTGAAAGACTTAAACGGTGAAGAAAAGTGGTATACTATCTATGACAGCTGTAACTTTCCTGTGTCTGACGGTAGTTCGTATAGTATTCTCGAAGTTGCTCAATCAACCAGTGGTGAATACTTTTATTTAGCTATGTCTTTATATGGTTGCCTACTGGCGTCGGCTCCTACTGAATATTTTAAGGTTCCTCTGCCTGAAAATACCTCGCGATGGGCTTGGAGTGGTGAATAACGCTGCTTCTATTAGTAGTGGAGCGAAAAATAGAGTTTTGTTTTCACAAAAAATTTCTTTTTTGCCAATAAGGTAATAGCTTTTTGTCTGGAGTCCGTGTGGTTGGTCGCTATTTGTGGGTTATTGGCTGACCTATTAGCGACCTATTGGCTTTTGGCAGGTAATAGTGACCATGGACTGTGGTTCATGGTACGGGGATGGTCATCTCCGATAGCTGTGATAAAGCATGTAAGCGAGTTTTAGTATATGACTTCTAGAAATTGAGGACGTATATATAGAACTAACTTTTGATCCGGCCACGGACCTCGGTTAAAAAACCCCCCGGCCACAAGCCATGAACCATGATTTATGCCCCAAATCCTATTAGTTGTATTTATTGTAATAGGGGGGATGGCATTGTGATCTTGAGCCATGAATCATGAACCATGGTAACCATGGTCCCTCTATCTTCTCCCATTGTGATGTAAACCATGGTCCATGGACTTTGATCGCACTGCCATCATCCTTGTAATCCCAGTGTGATCACAATGTGATCATCTCTTGCTCATGATTCATAGAAAAACCTCTGTAAACAGGTTTCCTCTGGTTCATGGTCCACGGAGTAGGGTTCGTGGACTGTGGCCGGAGGTCTAATGGGATCATCGTTGCGATCGCAACTTACGGGCGTAAAAAAAGGCCGGGCGGCTAGTGCCACCCGGCCCGTTTTATTACCCTATTCCAGAATAATAAACGCGCGTGCCAAGTCATACTTAATGTCTTGGGCGTTAACCATGCGACTAGCTAACGCTTCTCGCACTGACATGCCGTTTAACGCCGTGTGACGTTCGACATTATGTTGGGCCCGCGCTAACTTACCCGTTGCCAGAATAATTTGATCGGGGTTTAGCCCGCCTAAATTAATTTTTACTTCTGACACTTTTACCTTACTAGTTGTTTTTTTACTTTGTGACATTACCGTTCTCCGATATTAATTAGGCTTTATTACCTAATTATAGACATTATACTAAACCCTAGTATAAAAGTAAAGCATTAGTTTATTTTATTTTAGCAGTATGATCGCAAGATCATTTCACTGGGTAGCTAGTATAGTGAAACTTCGCGGACGCCTCGGTGATACCTCACGGATGCTTCGGTGAAACTTCGCGGATGCTTCGGTGAAACTTCGCGGATACCTCGGTGATACGTCGTGTCTGTAACCATGTCCCCTCTTATCTGTAACCACGTTCCCTCTTATCTGTAACCACGTTCCCTCTTACTTGTATATAAGACTTCGCAGGACCTCGTGCGATTTTGGTAGGCTTATAGTGCCATCGCAATGTGATCGCAACGTAGCGGTAAAATAAGTTAAAATAAACCTTTACTTTTAGTACTAGTTACCGTATACTTAGTTTAGTTAGTTAGTTAGGTAGGTAATAAAAACCTAATACCCTAATATATAAATTAAGGTTAAGTATTACCTACCTACTAGCTAGCTTAAATAGGTAGCTTATAGTTTACTAAGGGGGTAAGCCGTGCCACCGTAATTAAATAAAACTAGGCGTAGCCCGCGGGCTACGCCGCTTTAGCGGCGGCTTCTCAACACGAAATTTAGGCGTAAAAAAGCCCGGGCGGTTAAGCCCGGGCCGTTAGGCTATTACCCCTCCAAAGTAATAAAGCCTTTAGCTAAGTCGTACTTTATGTCCTGGGCGTTAACTAACCGGGTAGCTAGCGCCGCTTTTACCGTTTTACCGTTTAACGCGGTATGCCGCTCCGCGTTATGGGTAGCCCGGGCTATTTTACCGGTAGCGGTATAAACCGCTTTAGGGTTAAGCCCGCCGTAATTAACTTTTACGGCTTTAGCCTTACTTTTAGTTTCCATAGTATTAATACCTATACTAACTTTAGTTACTTACGTTTATTTAGTTTTATTTAGTTAGGTAGTAAGTTATTAACCTAACTAACCCTAGTATACTTTAACTTAGCCGTTAAGTAAAGGGTTTTTAACTTTATTTTACGCCCGCGGGCGGCGGCGTAAAACGCGGGCGGCGTAAAACCGGGCGGCGCGGGCGGCGGCGCGTACTTAAAATAAACCTTTACCTAAGGGTTAAACTAAGGTATACTAAAGTCAGCCCCCGGCCCCGCCC